GCCGCCACCAGTCCCCATGTTGGTGTCGTTTGAGCCACCTGAACCGCCACCAGCGGCAATGAGATAAGAGGCGATAGTGGATGTTGTTAACGTACCTGTGAGTATGTTCCACGCGTTTGTACCAGTCTTTACCAACTGTACGGGTACACCAGAGGCTATCTTAGGGCTTGTTACGGCTGTCGTGCTCCCAATTTGATAAACCGAAACACCAGATACGCTTAGGGTAATTGTGCTTGTACCCATGTTGAACAGAGTAATTATGGTTCCGATAGGGAACGCCACCGACGCATTGGTTGGTATCGTGATGGTTTGGGCGCCAGTGTTGGCAGAATATATCTGTTTACCGGCATCGCCAAGAACTAACGTATAGTTGCTGCTTTGTATGTTTTGCGGGTATGCTGCTATCGGTGCAGCAGACGTCCAGCCAGTGCCGTCACTGGTCAAAACGTTTCCGGCAGTACCTGAGGAAGTTAGCCCCGTACCACCGCCCGATGCCGAAACAACACCTGCACCTGCTCCGCCGACCTGCGCGTACACATCCCAAGTCGTACCGCTGTAAACCAACTGAACGCTGACACCGGAGATGTTGCAGATGAGGTCTGAAGCTGAGCCGTTGATGGTCGAGCCGTTACGTCCGACTGTGAGGTTATTTGTAGCCCACGACCCTGCACTATCGACAACAAAAACTTGGTCACCGACAGATGGAGTAGCTGGAAGCGTAACCGTGAAGGCTCCGCCGCTAGTATCAGTCTGTACGCCATCGTTTGCGGCGGCAGTAAAGTTCGCGGTCTTGACCGTAGTATACGCTATGCCTCCGCCGGAGGGAATCTGCGACACCCATTCCGTGCCGTCGCTGGTTAGGACATTACCCGCCGTACCGGGGCTGGAGAGACCGGTGCCGCCATTAGCAGGTGGTAGGAGGCCGAAGCCGTCCGAGATAGACTTGCTGGCTGGGTAGTCGCAGAACACATCTTTAGTGCCTGCGGAGAAGTTAACGAGTGAGCCGCTATTGCTGGACGCAAGCACAGTGTCACGCGAAAGCGTAGGGCCAGCACCTGAGTAAGTCCCAATACCGACTTCCCACTGTGCACCAGCATTAATGGTGTAGTATGTGGTGTTACCGTTGCCGACCGCACTAAAGGTCTGGTACCCCGTAGGTGAGGTACCACTGAGCGTTATCGTACCTGTACCAGTGGTAGTGGTAGTATCGCGTACGCGGTCAGCAACATTTAAAGGCATTGGTTTTCCTTATACGATGCGGATGATTGCAGTCGTATTAGCAGCAGTCGGGAAGATGATGGTGAAGTCACCGTCTGTCGAAGTCTTATCCGAACCAAAATCCAGTGTGGCTACCGCAGCGTTCGTCAGCGTGGTGTTCGCGTTCGAGTTAGCCGAAGGCGTCGTGTTATAGATGAGCGCGCCACGTGCCGTGATGGACGAGTTTGCAAAGGTCAAGTCGGAGAAGTCCGTGAAGCCCGTACCCGAAGACGCGTTATTGTTCGACGTAACAACACCAAGGTTAGTCAGTGTACCACCGCCAGCGGTGTAGTTTGTACCTGTTACTTCGTTAGACGTAGTGTATGCGGTGGTGTTGGCGTCAATCGTAGCCGACGAAGTATACATCGCCAGCTTAAAGGTATCGCCGCCTACGCGGAAGTCGTGCACAGCCAGCATAAGCTCGGCCTTAAACGACGTGGTCATTGCTTGGGTAATTGCCATCTTAAGGCCTCCTTATGTATCAAGTATCGAGGTAAGCTCTGGATACCCCGCCTGTTTAAATTTGTTCACCAGAGTTACGTTATGCGACCGCACAGCTTCGTGCATATAGTGCACTAACACTCCACGGATGCTGTCTTTGAAGGCTTCAGCTTGGTCCCGGATAGCAGGATGTGCATTGCTGCCGACATAGATAATCTTATCCAGCGCACGCTCGGCAACTTCTTCCGGCGTGGAACCACGACCTTGGGTAGCCATAACCATGACGTTGCCAATAGTGCCTGAAACGGGGTCGAACATCTATATCTCCTATTGGACCGGATATCGTGCTTGCGGCGTCCGGTACATATCCTGACGGTTCTTACCTTCGCCAAGCTGCTTGAGCATACCCATCGCGCTGTCGTACCGCTTCTGGTACTCAGCGTTAATATCCTGCTCGCCCTTCATAAAGACATATGCTTCAATCAACGCACCGTAGAGCAGCGCGCTATCGAAGTTATCGCCCAACCAGCTTGTGCCAGCAGTTACGATGGACTCTGGGTAGTAGAAGTAATGCAGTTCGACTGCATAGTTAGCGTCCGGCGTCGGCCCCAGAATGTACGAGTTCTCGTCGAAGTAAGCATAGTGTGTGGGTATGCCGGTCGTATTTGGGTTTGGGAACGACTGCCGGATAAAGCTGACGTCCTTGTTGAGCAGGTATTCGTAGCGTCCAGTGGCGTCGATAACCGCCATGGAGAAGTTAGCCAGCCAGTCTGAAGGCACCGAAAGGTATTTGTTGCCTGACGTCATGTTACCCGTCACGTTCTTGCGCAGGTCAAGCAGCTGCACCGTGTTAAAGATGCGCTGCTCAGCCTGTTCGATAAACGTGTTGATCTGTTCGGTAGACGTCAAAGTCACCGTAGTACCGTTAGAGCCGGTCCACGAAGTGTTGGGGAAGTCGTTTTCGACGTACCCCTTGATTGTCTCGAACAGTTCAGCGTAATTCATTATGCCAACTTCTTGCTGCTATGCGTACCCTTAGTTGCCGCACCCGTACCGCGAGTCTTCACGGTCTGAGTGTTAGGTACATTGTTTGGGTAGCCGCTATTGTTCTTCACAATCGGTACCGTTTTTGGCTTATAATCCATATTATTTACCCCGCGAAGATTTCTTCTGGTTAGCGATTTTGGCAAGATTGCGGCCCAAAGCCTTCATCTGCGCGTTGGTCTTACCACCTTTAGCCAGCTTAGTTAGCGGCTGACCCTTGTGTTTCGCACGCTCGTGCTTGTGCACAGCCTTTGCCACAGTGGCCTTGTCTTGCTTCAAATCTTTCTTATCCATCACTAATTCTCCGTCTCAATCGTTACGGTCCCTACTTGACCATTACCTAATAGCGTATTTGGAAGACCAAATAAACCCAAAGGATTATTTAACCCTACAGGGTCCCACCCCCACTGAATTACGCGACTACCATCAGTGGGATTATTGTTCACGTTCAAACCCGCTTGATAATAGCTGTTGTCTGGGCGTGGGTTGCGCAACGCCTGTGGGTCATCAACGGGGTACATACCCAACTGAAGCTGCGGCTGGTCTGGTTCCCAACATGTGGGGCATACGAGAATATTGACGTTCTTGGTCTTGATGACAAGCCGCTTGAGTTCCTTCAGCTTATAGCGGAAGTTACAGCGGTCGCACTGGGCGATTGCCCATTTACCAGATGCAAACCGATTAGGCACACGTCACCGGAAATACTGACGAGGCGCAAGGCGTAATGGTGCCTTCTCGCGGTCCTCATCAGCAGCCTGCTGCCAGAGTTCTTCGTACTGCATCTTCAACCCCGCAGAACGCTCAAGCGCGCCGGGGATTTTCAGGGATAGGTGATACGCGAGACCAGCCACCATACAAGGGATGAACCTAAACGGTATATCTTGCGTAGTAACACCATCACCAGCATCCTGTAAGCGGCGCAAGCGCCAGTAAACAAAAGTATAATAATTGCTCTGGTCTGGAGCTGGCCAGACGTTAATCGACGGGTGATCGACACCCGTAGTCGAGTTAGTGCCCGCAGGCCGTCCACCTGCCGGATAGGTCGCACCTGACTGACGATTAATCCATACTTGGATAGGCCGACCCTGCGCGTTCTTATTTGGGATTGTCGAGTATGTATCAACGCTGATGCGGTTAATTGTGATGTCGGTCTGCTGCTCCCCGGTCTGGGTGCGCACGACATGCTCAAGTAGGTCTATAGTGTCTACAGGCAGCTCGTAAACAATCTGCCCCTGCACCATGGGGATTGACCCCTGCTCAATGGTCCATAGGTTAATGCCACGGTTAGCCCACTCAATAGTGAGCAGGTTGAGACTGCGCCGCGCCGTACGCAAGTCATAGCCCGTGCGAAGCTCAGCCCCACAACGCTCAAAAGCCTCTTCGACTAGTTCGTTGAGGTCGAGGTTAAATGTGCTGGTGCCAGAAGTGGTCATCGGTATTTAGCTGCCTTCTTCGCTATCGCCTTCGGCTGTTTAACGAACTGCTTGCCCGCTTTAGTGCCTGCGCGTTTCGCTTTGCTTGTAGCAGAGTATTCCTTCGAACTCAAAGCCTCACGTGCTTTCTTAGGTAAGTAGCGCTCACCCGTGGCTTTCGGTCCTTGGGTAGACGGCTTGCCGGACTTAGTGCCCCAGTCTTCCTTAGTCCATTTGGACAGAGATTTCTGAGCTTCCGTCTTTGGGCCGCTATAGCCGCCACCGGATTTCTTATACCGTTGCGTAGCAAGCTGGGCTTTACGTGCGGACCATTGACCCGCGTTTCCACCCTTCGTGCCAGCCTTTACGCTGGCAACGATGCGCTTCCACTTAGGTTCGTCTGACCGTGCCATTACTTCTTCTTAAAGCCTTTCAGCATCTGTGCGAACCGTGCACGTTGGCCTAACTTACCGGGAGCCTTAGCGGCCTTAGCAAGTTTAGCGGCTGGGATCGGTTTGCCCTTCTTGGCACCAAGAGCCGAGCGCAGTGCACCCGGCTTCTTAATGGCCTTCGAAATATCGAGCTTACCGCCTTTAGCGTACATGGCCACTTCGTCGGGGTTGTCCTTACGACGAATTGTCTTTTTACCGGGCATCTTAGATGCCCGTATGTCGCCCATACCCCGACAAGCGCGCATTAGCAGTAGCCGCCTTTCTTCATCGTTGGCATCTTGCCCTTGGTTTTACCCTTCTTGGCAATACCATCAGCCGCTTTGTGGCCAGCAACGAGACCGCCCGAAGCGTAGCATTTGCCACCTCCGGCCTTCTTGACCATTGCACGACCCTTAGTGTCAGCCGACTTCTTGACCATTGCAGCACCGAACTTAGTTGCCGCGAATGGCTTAGCCTTAGCTTTTGCTGGTTTCTTCGCCATCGTTTTGCCACCCTTGGCCATACCCGGCTTAGCATTGCGCTTCGCCAATTCCTTAAGGAACTCTTTACGCTCTGGGGTCAACGGCACGGTGTTTGCACCACCAGTGATTGGTTCTTTCGGCGTTTTTGGCGTTGGCCTGCTTGACGGGCTAGCGCCTGTCTTTGGCGTTGTTGGCGTTTTTGGCGTTGGTCGTGAAGTTGTTGAACCACCGGAACGATATTTCATAGTCTTTTCCTTTTTAACTTTGCCACCCTTGGCGTACATACCAGACGATACGGCAGATTTATACCTATCCTTGGCAAACTGAGTTGCACCGGGAGCTTCTGCTGCGCGCTTTAGTTCGGCTAATTTAGCGGCACGTGCAGGGTCGTTAGCGGCATCGCGGCCTACGCGGAGTAAAGGTGTGCCACCGGGCTTACCACGTAGGGCAGTGCCTCCAGTAGTAGTGACGGTTTTACCCGCTGTGGCCTTAGCCTTTAAATCTGCGAAAGCTGCCTTATCGAACTTAGATGGAGCAATAGGCGCTTCAGCCCGCCTTGCGGAGGTTTTGAAGTTAGTTTTCGCTAGGCTATCTTGGAAAAACTTGCTCCGCGCTGTGTCAGCAGCCGTGCCTGCGCCTGTACCTGTGCTTGCTTTACGCCCTTCACCAGCAATATTTGTGGTGAAGCTCTTACCGTTGTAAGTGAAAGTCTTACCCGCACCTAAGCGCGAACGCGCATCTTTGAACGCAGCTGCAAAACTCTGTGGTTTAGCCTTCGCTGTTTCGGCTGCTGGTGCGTCTGCTGCCGCCACGGCCCGCGCTTGTGCTGCCATGTCAGGTGTCGCTGCGGCTGCCGCTGCAGGTGCAGGTTTATCAGCGCCGAACTTACGTGTCCTGCTCAAACGCTGTTCTGCTTCATACTCCGCCTTACGTGTAGCAGTGCGGTCCAGCCCCATACGCTTGGCGCGGTCGTCTTCCGCATCAGCGGTACGCTGGGCACGCTTAGCTTCAAGCACTTCAAGCGCCCTACCGCTTTTGCCCTTCGAGTCTTTTTCAAAATCTTTTTTGATGTCCGCCATGCGCCGGTCGTAACGCCCTTGAGCGCCGCCAGCCGAGAACTTTTTCATCTTGCGTGCCATACTTATACCTTCCTCATCTCATCGACCTTGGCCTCAAGGCGCTCAAAGGCCCGGTCAAACCGGTCGCCTAACCTGTCAACTAGTGTGTTCATCTCAGCGCGAGTAACATGGTCGCGGGCAATTTCCTCACGAGTCCTGTTGAGTAGGATGCCAAGACGGTCCAACTCGTTAATCTTCCCCCGAAGAAAGAAGCCCATAACCGCCACCACGACACTCAATACGATGTTCCAAAGCATCATCTCCATGTCAGCACTTCCACGCCCGCAGGGACTTATTGATGCGGCTGTTGGGGTCATTAGCAGTCTTCTTGCTTGTGAGCTTCTTCTTCATACCCGTCATGCGCGCACAGAATGACTTCTTACGCGGACCGCCTTCGGGCTGCGGTGCTTTGAGACCGGGCTTACCCGGATTGGCTTTGTTATAGGATGCACGACCCTTGGCGTTCAGCCCGCCAGATTTCGCTTTGCCTTCTTTGCGTTGCCATGCAGGTGTCTTAGCCATCAGACCAGCTTCCCTCGTGTTTTGCCCTTAGTAGCGCAGCCGTCAGCACGCTTAGAAGCAGAGGAGACTGAGCCGCCTTTTCTAAAGCGTGTAGACATTTTAACCCCATAGCCTCTCGGCGCAGCGGTGCCGGTAAGGGTACCTAGAGTAGACCGAGGTTGGTTAATAGCAGTAGGAGTTATCCGAGGACCTGTGCTACTGGTCGATGTAGGTTCAGGTAGAAGGTCAGACGTAATAGGACGCCTACCGCCACCACCGCCGCCACCGCTCATACCATCACCCCCGCCAGTGACAGGCTGACGCATCATACGCTCCAGCATAAAGTCACCAGCAGCATCGGGCTGCGCCTTACGCTGCCCGGTTACGACGATTTCATCACCAGCGGCGTACCGCTTTACTTTCTTGCGTGCCATTAGACAAAACGTCCTTTCGTCTTACCCTTAGTAGCGCAGCCATCAGCACGCTTGGAAGCAGAGGAGACGGAGCCGCCCTTAGCCATTTTCTTGACCCTGCCGCCCTTGCGCATACCTTCATCAGACTCAACTTCTTCGCCTGTGTCAGTTTTTTTCTTTGCCTTATCGCGCTGGCTCTTAGCGAGGTAGGACATAGGAAGGAGCATACCAAGCCCAGAGTCTGCCAGCTTACTTAACCCTTTACCGAACAAACCCTCACCGGTTACCGCCCCTGCGAGTGGTGAAATATCTCCAAGCTTAATACCCATTATGCTGCTTCCTTCTATGTGGGGACAGTCGTCAGACTAACTTACCGCGTGTTTTGCCTTTAATGGCGCAGCCATCGCCACGCTTTGAAGCAGAGGAGACAGAACCGCCCTTGGCCATCTTCTTGACCTTGCCGCCCTTTTTCATGCCGCCGGGGCCACCCGCCATTGTTGGCATGCCGCCGCCCGTACGCGATGGTGGTGTTGGCTGACCACCGCCCGGACTTATACCCGACGGCAATCGTGCCCCTGTTTTTGTAGGCATTGCTGTTCTCACGGCTTGACCCAAATTGGTGCTTAGCGCTGGGCGAGCACCTGACGGCGGTAGGGGTTGGGTTTGAGGTCCGCCAGAAACTTGCCTCATATGTTGCGCGTAGGCAGGTAGACCTGTTTGTGCTGATGCTGCACGCGTAGCTTGCATAGCTTGCATAAACCCGTCGTCAGGTCCTGCCGCCGGTGCTGCTCGTGAAGCTGATAAGGAGTTTGCTGCTGCTGCTGCCATACGCTGCTGGTTTGGAGATAGTTGTGCAAGCGGTGTACCCTGTGCAGGCATTGGTGGTAGTTGGTTAGACGCCCTTGCTGCTTCTGTCCGTTGTGTTACCCTTGCAGGTGCTACCGCAACTGCCCGTGCAGGTGCCCGTGTAGGTGCTGGTGTTCTTGTAGGTGTTCTTGCCATTATGCTGCTTCCTTCTGTGTGGGGACAATCATTGGGTAAAGAATATCTTCGCCGTAGTTGCCGATATATTCCTGTACGCCCATGTGGCCCAGTGTGATTGTGGGGTCTACCCACACTTCAAAGCCCAGTTCCCGTGCACGGTCACAGAAGAGGAAGTCCTCTCCGATATAGCCTTCGTCGGTAACAAGGAAATCGAACATAGCGTTTAGCATGCGGTCGGACCGCGTGTCGTAGTAGCTCCACTCTGGGTGGGCTGCAGACATCTGCTCAAACACTTCGCGGCGTACCAGCATAAATGCTGTAGCTACGCGCTTCGCACGGACCAGACCCATCTGGTTCATGGAGAGTTGGTTGTTCTCGTCGTGGTCGAGAGTAGCAATATAATTTTTGGTTTCGCTGCGCGTACGGGGAACCGCAGCTACAATACCCTTCTTAGGGTCGGTGCCCCACGCCATAAGGCGGAACACATCTTGTGCCTCGAAGTTAATGTCCGAGTCGATAAACATTAGGTAGTCGCACTTTGACTCTAGCAGGTCTTGCGCCAGCAGGTTGCGCGCACGAGAAACAACCGAACACCCGCATATACTGCCGATGTGAAGTTCAATTCCGTGTGCCGCAGCCTGCTGAGCAAAACGAGCAAGAGAAACAGCTAGCTTCAAGGATACCTTGAAGTCGTACGCTGGAAGAGCGATGAAAACGCTCTTACCAGCTAAGTCGTAGCTTTGTTCCTGTTGCATATATCACCCGTAGAAAATGGTAATGGAGGCAGTGTTGGTCACTGTACCATACAAACCGTTCTCTGCAAGGATGCCTTGGTCAGGGACTAGGACATACACCGCGTCTGCGTTTGCCGCAGCAGGCGTGTTCAGCGTCAGCAATGTGCTGCCACCCTGTCCGTCCGTTATAACCACCGAACCAGCGGTCGCACCATTGGTGTAATAGATACCCTTGATACGCGTACGAAACGCCACGTCAGCATCGGACTGAGTCTTGAACACACCGGTAGCCGTAAGTGGCTTGGTGGATTTGACGTCTGTTTGCATTGCCATCGGATTTCTCCTTCTTAGAGGTTACCGATTAAGCAGCGGTTGTGAGCGCAGTCCAAGTGGTCGAGCCGTTCGTATTGATGTACGCACGGTCACCAGTACCCGAACCATCGCTACGCAGGTAGAGCGAACCCTTAGCTGCAGCAACAGTCGGAGCGCCTGAACCAACATAGATACCCATACCAGCAGCGACGTTAGTTGCGATGAATGCAGAAGCACCACCAGCAACAAGGCCCGAAGAGCTATCAGCCGTGATGTTGCCAGTCGCGCTCAAAGTAGAAACCGACATAGCGGGGCCGATAACAGAGGTAACCGTTACAGCGCCGGTTGTGGCGTCAACTGAAATTGTTTGGAAGCCGTTCTCAGAACGAACTGGACCGTTAAATGTGGTATTAGCCATGACTTATCTCCTGTGTAGTAGCACTCGTACGTACCGTCTCTACTAAGTCCGCTGGGCCGGTCGGTACGAATAATATCCCTAGTGGCGTAGATATAGCACATATAAAAAAGAAGGGAAGAGATTTCTCTCCTCCCTTCCCCCCGTTCCCTTGAGCTACGCTCTCGGGGAAACTATTAGGCTGCGCCTTCGCTGCCGTACATACCCAGAGGGTCTGACCAGCCGAACGAATAACGCTCACGAGCCTTGTAACGTACGTTACCGGTGTCGAAGTCACCGTCCATGCCCGTCGCCATTGGCGTACGAACAAAGTGCTTCAGACCGTTTGGCACGTCTGTGGTCAAGAACCATGCATCCGTGTCGGTCAAGAAGTGGTTTACGGCGTATCCTTCTGGGATAGAGCCGTTCGACTTCAGTGCGTTGATGTCGTTGTCTGCAGTCGAAACGCGGAGTTCGGTTTCGAGCAAGCGAGTAGCAACAAACATCAGGCTTGGCGGTACGATGAGCTTACGCGGTTTCGCCGCGATGAGCAGGCCACGTTCATCCGTCCACGCTGCAATCTGAATTACAGCCGCTTCAAGCGACGTTTCGTTCAAATCAGCAGGAGTGCTTGGGATGTTCGAGTTCGTGCCA